GCCTTTATCGCCTTTAATAAGGTGTTTATTCTTTATAACATGGTTTGGCATATTATACCCCCTTAGTTACATCATATAAAAGCGTAAGCCTGCCGCGCATAAGTGTTAATACGTCGTCGCCTATGCTTAACTCTAGGTCGTAATAATATCTTGCTAAGTCTAGGTATTTAGTCTTAACGGGGTCTACCCAAACGGCAAAAGTAGTTATGTCGTTCTCTTCGTCGTAGTCTACTTGCTCTATGCCGTGGCTACTCTCGCAATTAAAAAGTACGTCGCCGTCGTAATGCTCGCGGCAAGTAAAAGTTATATTAGGCTCTACTCCGTCTAATCCTTTTACCGAAAAGTTAAAGGCTAAAGTATCGCCCCTAACCATGTCTATATTTTGGTCTATCGCGTTTAAAAAATCATGTTTATTAAGCATTTTAGCCCCCCTTTTTAGATCCACCTAGAAACTTTATCTAATATTACCTCGGTTACGTTTCCGTTTATGTTAAGCTCGTTAAGCCCTGCTTTAAATATAAGGTTGTTATAGTCGCCCGTAACTTGGCGGTTTAAGTAGTTACCGTCGGGGTCGTAAGCGTTCATAGTCTCAACGTCTATTATTATAGTTTCGCCCGCGGTTGCTAACTGTATAGCTAATATCTGCGTGTTACCTATATAAACGTTAACCAAGCCCGCCCCCGTTATAGTAAGCGTTGGTTTACTAAAGTAATTACCGTTATTTCTAACGCTTATATTTATACTTTTAACGCCGCTACTATAATTATAAGTTATAGCTTTCTCGTTTGCTGCATATTTAAACGGTTGTACGTGCATAGTAACGGTAGCGGTCTTAAACCTTATAAGCTTAGCAAAGTCTATTTGGTTATATATCGCAAAGTTGTAATAATTTTCTAATTCATTACTAAAAGTAACCTTGCCGCTTGAATTAAAGAAACTTATAACGTCGTCTACGTTGTAATCTCCGTGTAAGCCTATAGTAAAAGTCTTATCGTAAGCCCCATAGCCTAACGTCGTTACTACGTCGCCGTCTCGCCCGTCTATTTCCTCTATATTAGTCCTTATCTTAGGCTTACTTATAGGCGGTAAGCTCTGAATAAGTAAGCCGTTTATAGACTTAGAGGAAACTCCGTTAATAATAATATATGGTATCATGTTTAAAGCCCCCTCTTAGGTATAGATAGCGTCCGCTACTGTTTTTTCTACGAATTTACCTACTTGCTCGTCGTCTAGTATTACTTTCATATCCGCCAAAGCGTCTTTAAAGCTGCTTACTAGGTTATCGTAGTTACTTATATTATTAGGGTTATTAGATATAGTTGTAACTAAGCCTTGTATCGGCGTATACATAGCGTTACTAATCTCCGCGGCTACTTTCTTTATCCACTCCGTATTATTTTCTAACGGTATAATAGCCTCGCGTCCGTTTTCGCCTACCTCTGCAAGTGTTGGACGGTCAACTATACCACCTTTAGCAAGTCTTGGTAGTGATAAAGTGCTTATCTTGCCTACGTTAACCCCTGGTAATTTATTTATAAGATTTATAGCGCCATTTATAAGCCCTATACCCTTATTTATCGTACTTTGTATCATGCTTATAACGCCGTTTATACCGCTTTTTACTGATCCGCTTATAGCGCTAGCTATATTTGTACCTAAACGGCTAAAAGTACCGCTTATCGTACTCCATAAACCACTAAAGAAACTACCCCAATTACTAAAGACGCCTTGCACTTTGCCCCAAGCGTCGCTAAATACGCCTTTAAACCAATCCGCAAAGCCGTTAAATGTACTCTTAAGCGTATCTCGCATAGAAGTAAACTTGCTTTGTAATGGAGTAATAAGGCTACTCGTAAAGTTGGTTACGATCTTGCCCGCCTCGGTAAGTAATTTTTTTCCAACTTCCTGCAAACTCGTTAAAATATACATAAAAAGCTTTAACGACATTTTAGCAAGGTAACTACCCATAGCTAAAAGCGCCTCGCCTATTGCTATAACAATCTTTGGCACTTCGGGCAAGAAAGCCTTTATAAACTGAGCGTTAGCCTCGCCTATTGCCATAAACATATCAAAAGCCGCCTTTATAAGTCCGTCCATAACGTCGGGTCTTGTTAGCGTCTCTCCTATAGCGGAAACTAAAGCAGGGATAGCTTTTATTAAATACGGTAAAACCTTACCTATAGCCGTAATTAAACCGCCAAAAAGTTTAGTTCCTGCCGTTTGTAATTTCCCTATACTCTTAACAAGTAAGTTAACTATAGTTGTAATAAGCTTTGGTAACTCTGCTATAAGCGTATCTATAACGGTCGGTAATACCTCGTCGAAAAGTACGCTAAATAGCTCTAGTCCTGCGTCTGCTAACGTGTCCGCGCTTTCTACTAACGCCTCTACTATAGACGTTATTATGTTGCCTAGCTCGGGTACTAAGTTAGTAATTATAACGGGTACGGCTTTTATAATGCCCATAAGTAAAGTTGTTGCCGCCTCTACTATCTGAGGTAAGCCGTCCGTTATAGCGGTTACTAGCTCGGGTATCATTTTAGTAACGGCGTCTATAACGTTCGGTAGCATATCGCCTATACCACTTATTAAGCTAGTTATTATATCTATACCAACCTTTACAAGCTGCGGTAATAACTCCGTTATAGCTTGGATTATCTGCGGTATCACATCTACTACAATTTTAACTACGTCGGGTAGTATAGCAGCTATACCGCTAATTATTCCTTTTACGCTCTCAACTAAAGCGGGTAATAGTTCGCTAATTAGCGGCGGCACTTCCTTAAGTAATAGCGGTAAGGTTTCCTTAATAAGTCCGTTTACAAGGTCGCTTAAGCCGCTTATAACGGTTTTAATACGCGGTATAAGGTTTTTAGCTACCGTTACTACACTATCTACAAAGTTAGATATTAAACCCTCAAAGTCGGCGTTATCGTCTGCCATACCCGTAAGCAAGTTTTGCCAAGCTGCTTTCATAGCTGCGGTAGATCCGCTTATAGTCTCGCTTGCCTCTTTGGCGGTAGTTCCCGTTATACCCATTTCGGTTTGTACAACGTGGATAGCCTCGTATACGTCGGCTAAGTTGCTCATATCGTATTCTACGCCGCTTAGTTTCTCCGCGTCCTCAAGCAAGCGCTGCATTTCTTCTTTAGTACCGCCGTAGCCTAACTTAAGGTTATCTAGCATTGTATAATTTTGTTTCGCAAAACCTTGGTAAGCGTTTTGTATAGAGCCTATGTCTGTACCCATTTTATTAGCGTTGTCGCTCATATCGGTTATAGCTCTATTAGCTGCCTCTGCTGCGGCTACTGTGTCGCCGTCTAGTGATGATATAAGAGACGCGCTAAAGCTTGTTACGGTTTCCATATACTCGTTAGCACTCATACCCGCCGTTTTATAAGCGTCCGCCGCGTCCTTTAATACGTAGTCTTGGGCTACCATAAGGTCGTTATACTTGCCCCTAGCCTCGTCTACGGTCATGCCTACGCTTTTAGCGTACTCTTCTAAGCTTTGCCCGCCTGCACCGAATAGCGTTTCTACTCCGCCTACTAGCTGCTCATAGTCTGCGTAGTTTTCTATTGCTGCCTTGCCTATTGCTATAGCTCCCGCGCCTGCTGCTGCTAAAGCTATACCTAAACCCTTAAGCGCGGTTGTAGCTATATTCTTTAAGCCCTCAAACTTTCGCCCCGTCTCGTCTGCCTGCTCGCCTACCTCTGCTAAGTCTTTGCTAGCGTCGTCCGCTCCGTCGCCTAAATCGTCTAAACCACCTTTTGCACCTTTGGCGCTAGTACCTACGCCGTCTATACCTTTGCTAGCCGTGTTTGCGTCGGTCTGCGTTCCCTCAAGCTCGGAGTTAAGCCCGTCTAATGAGTTTTGCGCCTTAACTAAGCTAGTCTCTGCGTTATTTATCTGTATACGCATATTAGACATAGACTTAGCCGCCGCGTCCTGCGCCTGCGTGTTAGTCTTTAGCTCGTTCTCTAAGCTTTCTACTACTTTGGCTTGCTCCTGGTATTCCTTAGAGGTTGTACCAAGTGTATTTTTAATAGTTTCTAGCTTTGCCTTTTCTGTGTCTAGCTTTTGGGCTAGCTCTGCGTTTTTCTTGGCGTTAACGTCATATTGCGCCGCCATACTTTGGTAAGTGTTCTTAAGGTCTGCTATTGCTTTCCTTTGTGTTTCTATTTTTTTGGCAAGGTCTGCACTTTTGGCGCTTAAGTTAGCCGTAGACTTATCGTTAGAATTATATTGCGCGGTAACTAGCTTTAGCTCGCTCCCTACTTCTTTTAAGCCTTGTTGTATATTTTTAAGCGCTTTTTTATATTCTGTTTCGCCCGTCAACTTGACCGAGCCGCCAAAGCCTGCCATAGTTGCACCCCCTTATTATTATAGCCACTCTTCCGCCTGCTGCGCCTGCTGCTTTGCTTTTGCGTAAGTAGTCCTAGTAACTGTTAACATCATTTCAAAGTCCCAATCGTCTTTATATAGTTGGTACTCCGCGTTAAACTCGCGCAGCGTTAAGCGTCCTACCTCGTGGTTAGTTAGGCGTAACTTGGTACGCCCTATAAAACGAAACCATGAAAAGTTAATGGTAGGATCTATTACCTCGTCATGGATTATTAGTTTTTTTCGTCGCTCTTTGTACTCTCTGTAACGCTCTTATTAAGCTTTCTTGTAACCTCTTCTAAGCCTATTTCGCTTATAAGTCTACCTACTTGCTTTTTAGTAAGCAATTTACGAGGTTTAAAGTCCTTGTCGTCCTCGTTATCCTCGTTATATATTTCGATCCCCTCATTAACCATACAAGTAAGCCCAAAAATAACGGCTTTCATATTGGGTTCGGTTTCGTTATCTGTCTTATTTCCCCAAGCCTCTATAGAGCCGTACTCGTCTTGTATTTCTTCCATAACGTTAAGATTAAATACTATTTCGTAATCTATGCCTTTATAATTTACTATGATTTTTTCTTTTACCATAACTAAAGCCCCTTTTTTATTTATTTGCAAAAAGGGCGGAAAGCTCCCGCCCTATGCTGCTTAATATATTACTTATGCCTCGGTGTATACCGCGTAAAGTGTAACGTCGCCGCTTGGTGTATAAGGGCTTGTTACGTTTGGAGCGGTAGCGCTAGTATTTGTAGCCCAACCGCTAAACTCTTTACCCTCGGGCGCGGTTATGTTAGTGCCGTCCTCAAGTGTCACGCTTTCGCCTGCGGTTACTGTCTCGTCGTCTACGCTACCCGTACCGCCCATAAGATCATAAGTTACCCTATAAGTGTCCCCTGCTGCTGCCATAAGGTTTTTAAGGTAAGTAAGCGCGTCGCTCTTGGTTGTAAAGGTCTTAGTCTTGCCCCAAGTTCCTTTTTCGTCTGCAAGCGCAGCTACTACACCCTCTACGGACGGAGTACTAAACTCTATATTTTCGCCCTTGGTTGTCTCGTCCTTGCTAGGCTCTGAAAACTTTACCTTGTATAGAAACTCAACTTTATACTTATACTCGCCGTTAACCATTTTAGTAACTATTCTACCTACACCAACGTAAGGCGCTACGTCTGTAGATGTCTTAACTACTTCGCCCGTTTCGTCGTCTAGTTCGTGACCAAGTAACGGAGCAAAAACGGTGTCGTCGTCGTCTGTTACTCCAAGGGTAATAGCACCACTTGCAAAGCTTGTGTCGCTCTCTGCTAAAGCGTCGTCGCCGTAAAGTGTAGCCTCGTTGTTAGTAATATCCACGGTACAACTAACCGCCTTACCAAGCTGCTTAGCTCCGTCGTAAGTAGCCGTGCCGTCGTTGCCCTCTGTAAGATTACTAAACCATATATTAGTTAAACCTATATTAGCCATTTAATTAACCTCGCTTTCTTTTGCTATACATATAGTTTTATGGTAATATTGAGTGTCCCGCTCGTATAAGTCGGGACTATCTCGGCTAGGTTGGTAAGTCCACCCCGCAGCCGTCATTATATCTATTAAGTTACTTATAACGTTTAAATAGTTGCCTTTGCTATATACGTCAAAATCATAATATTGTACGCAGCCTAGTAACTCGTCGTCGCCTGCTAGTACGTTATCCTTGTCTAGCTGCATATATGTTACGTAAGTCTCGGCGTTTCCCTCATAATACATAAAGCTAACGGGTACACCTAAACCGCTTAATAGCGTCTCTATTTCCTCATTAAAGTTAAATATCATAGTTTACCCCTTTAGTCTTTAATGTATTTCTTTTGTACGCTTTCCATAGCTTTTTCTATCTGTGCCTTTTTAAAGGATCTACGCATAAAAGGCTTTTTAGGGTACGGGCTATTACTTCGCCCATACTCCGTTACATTTGCCACAAGTGGCGCGGGTATCCGCTCTTTATTGCGGTTTATAAAATAACCGTAAAAAGCTACTTTAGTGTTAACTCCGTCGTCGCTTGGTGTTTTGTAAGCCTTAGTAATTTTTAAGCACTTCATAATATTACTAGCATACCAACTATGTGGGATACTAGACTTAATATTACTTAAAACAACCCTTGCGCCCGCCTCGGTCATTTCTGCAAGCATTTTATCGGTGTTTTTCTCTACCTTTTCAAACTCTTTAATAATATCGTTTGGTAACTCCGCTTTAAACTTTGCCAATCTGCGCCACCTCTTTACATTGTAGCTCTAACTCTTCGTTTGCCTCGTCTACGTTGTTTATGTATTCTATACTATAGGTCTTACCGCGATACTTTATTAACATATCGTAAGTTATAACGGTCTTAGGATAACGTATAGTAAAGCGCGTTAGTGCTTTCTCATAGTCTGTATTATTCATAATAAGAGTAAAGCCTTTTGTTGTCTTTACCTCTGCGTATACCGTAAGTACTAAAGCCTCAACGTCCGCAGGAAACCCCGCCGCGTCCTTGCCTTTTGTTACCTGGTATATGCTTATACGTCTATTATATTTTCCCGCGTTTCTTGTACTCATTACAATAAATTCCTTTGGTGTAAGCCTAGTATATTTTCTACTACGCGGTTAACGTTAGAGTTATCCACGTATAGCGCCCTAGTGTCGTACATATCTTGGCATAGTACAAAAACGACTATAACCATATCGTTATAAGTGTCTAGTGTTTCCGCGTCTGCTATACCCGTATATTTAAGTATATAGTCTATAGCTACGCTTATAGTTGACGTTATAAAGTTTTCGTCGTCCTCTGTTAGCTCCGCGATCCTTAAGTAGTCCGCTACGTCCTGCGCCGTAATCTCGCTAACTTTAGTTATTGCGTTCATAGGTTAACCCCCTTTTGGGGTTTATTTACCCCCGCTTTTCTTTGCCCTGCTAGTGGGCTTTTTATTTGATGTATCTTTAACGGGCTTTGCCTTTTCGGCGGGCTTTATCTCTTCGATATAACCCGCTCTTAAAAGGTCTTTAGCTATGTTAACGTCGGCTATGTCTGCGACTTCGCCCACGTTCATAGACACCACACCGCTAAA